TGTTGATTTCTGGAATAACTTGGTCTGGACAACATCCTGCTGCATCACCTGATCCGCTTTCGTTGTTGTAAGCGTTTGGTACTGCATTTCCAGCTTCAAAGTCACCTCTGTACTTATCTGTTGGTTGGATTTGGTATACTACTGATACTGGGTCTCCAGCAGCGATTTCTGCTACTCCATTTACTAATGAAGAAGAAGCTACGATAAAATATACGTGTCCTTCACCTTCGTATCTTGTAAATGCTGATAATTGCTTACCTGCAGATCCTGTTACAGTTAAATTCAAGTTATCACTTGCAGGGTTAGCTTGTGAACCTGAGAATAATTGGAATCCTTGAACTCCTTTAAAGTCTGCAAATGCTAAGGATGCTGTTGGTACACCTACTTTTACGTATACGTTATCAGCAGCAATTGATGCAGAATAGTTTGAATCATAATCCATATCTTTCCAAGTAGCGTTTACTACGGTAGTTGTACCTGACATAGATTGTGAGTTTTGGACAGAATATCCAAATCTACCAGCACCATATAATCCACCTTCATTTGTGTTACCAAATGGAGCAGTATTTGCTGTAGTGTTACCATATAAAGAGTCTCCTGCTTTGAATGGTGATTTGTCGTTTCCATATTGGAAATCTAGGAAAAATACTAGACCAGAAGGTAAGTTCATTGGTTGAACGCTAACAAATTCTTTTGCTGCGATCTGTCCAAATACTTTTCTTACTAATGGTAAAGCAACTCCTGCCCACTGTCCACCAATGTTGGTAGCAGTTTGGCTTTGGAAAGTTCCTGAAGAGGCTGAACCTCCACCAGTTGAACTTTGCTCAACTACAAGTTGTTTAGCTTGGTTTTCAAGAATAATACCCATGTTGTTTTTGTGGGCACCATTTAAACCTTCTAACAAACCTGTCTTTTCCCACTTACCAGCTAATCTAGCTGCATCAGACTGTAAAGACTGATATGGGTTAGCGCTTTCTAAAAGAGAATTTAAGCTCATAATAAATAGTTTTAAGTTTTGTTAATAATAATTTTTAAATTAAACCGGCTAGCTTACGCATACGGTTATAAACATCATTTGATTCAATGATTGGTTGTTTTGCTGCTTTTGGTTCTAAACCACTAGCTTTTGAAGCTGAACCTCTTTTGATTGACTCATTTATAGGAGATTTATCTAATAAACCTTCTGATAACGTTTCAAAAATTGTTTTTGCTTGCGCTACATCCTTCGCTTTGTCAAATGCTTTTAATACCTTAACCTTTTTACCTTCGGTTAAGTTTTTTGCCTTGAAAATTTTGTTAGTGTAAAGTAATTTAGCATTTAAAAGGTTAACTTCATTCAATTCAACTTTAAGCGCTTGAATTTCATCCATTGCTTCTTTGAATCTCATTTTTTCAGTTTCTTTTTCGATTTTAGAGTCATCTCTGTCTCCATCTTCGTTTCCGACACCTTTTTCACCTTTTACACGAGATGCTTCATCGATCTCGTCTTTTGCTTCGTCTACTTTTTCACTTTCATCCATTTCTTCTTTTTTGGCTTCGTCGATTTCTACGTCTACGTCTACATCCTCAACATCTTCAATTTCAATTGAGTCTTCAACTTCAACTTCGTCTTCTACGAATTCATCGCCCGGTTCAATTTCTCCGTCAGCGACCATGTCTTTAATGACATCCTCGATAAATCCTTTAAGGTCGTCTTCTGACATATCTTCAAGATCGACTTCATCGTCCATCTCGTCTTCCATGTCTTCTTTTTCGTCCTTCATTCCATCTTCGTAGCCTTCTTCTTCAGCGTCAGTTCTTTCATCTTCTTTGATGTCGTCTTTGTCGTCGTCCTTTTTTGCTTCGTCAATGTCTTTAGAATCTTCAAGTTCAGCTAATAGTTCGTCAAGATTAATTTCTTCATCAACTTCTTCTTTTTTGTCTTCTTGCACTGTAGATTGACCTACTTTTTTAGGTGCAAGATCCTTTAAAGAATCGCCTGCTGGAGAATTTTTTCTTTCAAAACTAGGAGCATCCATCTCGTCAACTTTCTCTTCTTCTTCTTTTACTTCATCATCTTTTTTGTCCATTTCATCTAAC